CACAGCCCTAGGTCAAGCGTAAACTTTGCACTGGACTCTGGTCGACAGCGGTGCTAGACTTGGCTAAGATGGCAAAGATATAAAAAAATACTTAAGCTTAAATTGAAATCTAATTAAAATAATATGGACCTAGAAATAGGAAGTCTTATTATTAATAATATATTAGCAAGTTATAAAAGAAATTCCAATAATGTAGGTATAATACTTCGTATACTGGATGTATCGATATACAACCATGATGGACAGATACTAAAATATATTATCTATTGGACTAAATCTCAAACAAAGACGTATATCTCAGAAGAGAAAGCATTATATTATCGTAAACAGTATCTAAGAAGAGTGGAGTTAACGTAACTATTATGGCTAGCAAACAAAAAATAGATATAGATATTTGGAATAAACTGAGTCCCAAAGAACAAGCAGCTATCAATGCATTGCTTAAGGCGCCTATAAAGCCTAACTTATTAAAAGATTCATTTCCAGAACAGACTGCCTTTATAAATGATCCAGCAAAGCTTAAAGCTTTATTTGGTACTAGACGTATGGCTAAGTCTTATACAGCTGGGCTATACCTACTTAAGACAGCATTAGATAGACCTGCAACATCATCAGTTTATATTGCTTTGACAAGAGATACAGCTAAGCGTATTATATGGTCAGATGTGTTTAAAACAATAATAAAGAAATATAATATTGGTGCTAAACTGAATGAATCAGAATTGACAATAACACTAGATAATGGAAGCATTATATATATCTTAGGTATTGATGACTCAGAACAAGAGAAAGATAAATTGCTAGGTAAAAAGTATGCATTAGCTGTTATAGACGAAGCAGCCTCATACAGTATCAACTTACAAGAAGTTATTTATAAAGTCCTAAAGCCTGCAATGAGCGATTTGGCTGGTACAATTTGTCTGATAGGAACTGCAGATAACAATAAAACTGGTATATTCTATGAATTAACTAAGGATTTGCAGGTTAATCCACCTCAGAGAAAAGAAAAAGATGGTTGGTCTATTCACAGCTGGTCAACAGTAAACAATCCTTATATGTGCAAGCAATGGGAAGAAACTTTAAAAGATCTCAAGCTAGCTGACCCATATGTTGAGGATCAAACATGGTTCAAACAGCATTATCTAGGTCAATGGGTTACTGAAACTTCAGCAAAGATATATAAATATGATTCGTCCAAGAACAGCTGGAATGGTAAACTACCAGATCATGGATGGAAAGCTTGGCAATATGTCTTAGGAATAGATTTAGGATGGGAAGATGCATCAGCCTTTGTTGTATTGGGATATCACGAACACGATCCTAATGTTTATATTATTAAAGCAGCCAAACATAAGCGTTTAACATTAAGCGAAGTTGCAGACAAGATAAGAGAATATATGGGAGAATATCCTATTAATTATTTCATTGTTGACGGTGCAGCCAAGCAAGGCGTTGAGGAAATAATCAAACATCATCAATTACCTTTGCAATATGCAGAGAAAACTGGCAAAACAGACTTCATAAGAATAATGAACAGTGATTTCATCTCAGGCAAAATAAAGGTTTCTGATATTAATGCTGAGCCTCTTATTGAAGAATATGATTTATTACTCTGGGATAAGCGTTCAATGGACAAAGGTATTTTTAAAGAAGCTGCTGGATTCCACGGTGACTGCAGTGATGCTGCCCTATATGCCTATAGGTATTGTTACCACTATATGGCAACTCCAGACAAGGTAGCTACAAGAAAGCATATGTCAGATGTTGAACGAACCAAATTGGAATGGGCTGAAGAACTAGAAAAAAAGAAATCATCAGCTGATCCAATGATGGAAGGTTCAGAATACTTATTTTATTAATATCTACAGCCAATCCTAGACCTCTAGACGAAAAGAAAAGACTTAAGCTGGCTAAGATACTAATTAACAAAGGAGAATAAAGTAAACATGCTTATTAAAGATATATCGAATTCTGAACTGTCAGCTTTGGTTGCTGAGATGAGAAGATTGGAAGTTTCATCCTTGAGCCATTATGGGTTCAGTATTTCATTAGCACAGGAAAAGAAAGAACAAATTGTTCTAGAACCAAGTCGTTTTGAGGACGAATCTAAAAAAGATTTATGTGAATGTGGCCATTCAGCTGCTGAGCATAATGAAGCAGGATTCTGTCTTAATGGATGCGATGAGGAAATATGTCACAAACAAGAGGAATTATAATAAATGGCTGACAATAAAATTAGTTATGAATCATTCAAAAAGAAAACAGCACTATCTGGCAATAAAGGCAAGAAGTTCGATGATACGAAACCCTCAGATAAGACTCCAGACCAACTTCAATGGTGGGATAAAGCATCTGATAGCGACAGCTTAGACAGTCTTAAATCATTGACTGCTCTTCTATCAACAAATCTTTTAAGTCGTTTGGCACGCTATCGCATTGAATCTAGGCTTTATGGTGTTGTTGACTTATTCGCAAACACACAACGTTCTTATAACCAAAGCTACCATAATTCTTTGTCTGTTCCAGAAAGACTGTCTTATAACGTTGTTCAACAAAACGTTGACACTTTAGTTTCTCGTCTTTCAAAATCACGCCCTAGAGCAAAGTTTTTGACAAATCTAGGAACATTCAAGGCTCAAAAAGCAGCAAAGAAACTTTCTTTTTTCACTGATGGCATCTTTGCTGAATCTGATGTTTATTCAATAAGCAGACAAATATTGAGAGATTCATTGACATTTGGTGATGGTATCATCCATGCCTTTGAAGAAAACAAACGTATTAAATTAGAAAGAGTCCTACCATATGAGATATTGGTAGACGAGTTTGAATGCATCAGCGGTCAACCATCGCATATGTATCGAATCAAATTGGTTGATCGTTCTGCTCTTATGAAGCTATATCCAGAATATGCTGAGAAGATCAAAAATAGTCAATCTTTATTTACAACTAATATTCACCAATCCTCACAAATTTCTGATCAAATTGAAATATTGGAAGGATGGTATATTGGAGAAGAAGGCAAACATATTATAGCTGTTCCAGACTGCATGTTGCTCAAAGAAGATTGGATCGATAAAGAATTTCCTTTTGCTCGTCTACAATGGACCAAACCATTCAGTGGTTTCTGGTCACAATCATTGGCAGAACAACTTAAGCCAACACAAATTGAATTAAATAAATTATTGGCCGTACTACAACGTTCTTATCATTTGGCAGGATCATATAAGATACTTATTCAAAATGGCTCACAGATTCCAGATCAAACCTTTAATAACAACATTGGTACTTTGATAAAATATACAGGAGCTAAACCTGAATATATTACTCCTCCAATTGTTCCTCCTGAAATGTATCGTCAGGTTGAAACATTAATCGAACGTTCTAGACAATTAGCAGGAATTTCAGGTCTATCAGCAACGTCACAAAAGCCAGCAGGTTTGAATTCTGGAGCCGCACTAAGAGAATTTAGTGATATTGAAAGCGCAAGATTTACTGCATTCAGCCAAGACTTTGAAAAGGTTTTCGTTGATATTGCCAAGATCTGCGTAGATTTAGCAACAGATATTGCTGAAAAAGATGGTTCATATCCAGTAAATGTTTCTGGTAACAAGAAATTAACTAAAGTTGATATCAAAGAAATTGCTCTTAATAAAGAAGATTATACTGTCTGTACGTTCCCGGCTAGTTCTTTACCTAATGAACCAGCAGGTAGAATTGCAGCACTAGACGATCTTGTACAACGTGGTTTAATTGATCCTATTGAACAACGTGCTCTATTGAATTTCCCAGATATTGAAGCAAATTCTCAATTATCAACTGCTCAATTTGATTATTTAACAGATATTCTAGAGAAAATGATTGAAGAAGGAATTTATACTGCACCAGAAAAAGATGATAACCTATTATTGGCTAGAAAACTTTGCTTGCAGTATTTTAGCTTAGCTAAAAGTCTTGACACCCCAGAAGAAAATATAGATTTGCTACGTCAATTTATACGTGATCTAGATACTCTAGAAACACCACCAGTCCAAATACCACAATTACCAGCGCCTGAACTAGGGGCAATGTTAGCGCCAGCGGAAACAGCGCAATTATCATTGCCAGCTGGAAGAGCACCAATGCCAAATTTACCACAAATGCCAATGCCAACAGGATTAGCATAACAATATAAAACAGGAGCGTACCAAACATGCCAGCAGAACCAGTAGTTATGCCATCAGCACCAGTTGTTGATGCAAAATCAGCAGTAGAAAATAAAACTGAAGTTAAAGAAGCTGTGGAAGTTGCCAGCCCAGCTATTGTAAACAATGCAATACTTCCAGATACCAAAGTAGAATCTCCTACTTCGAAGGATTTATTGGGATTAGCTAAAAAAGAACAAGAATATGCTAAAAAAGAAGTTGCTAGGAAAGCAGAACTTCAAAAACTCTCAGAAGAGAAGTCCAAATTAGAAAGCCAAGTTAATCAAGTAAAAGAATTAAGAGAATTAGCAAAGAAAAATCCTCTCAAGGTTCTAGAAGAGTTTGGTTTATCATATGATGATTTAACTGAAGCAGTTTTAGCTGTAGAGGCTTCAAAACAACCAGTTAATAAAGAGATAGAGAAACTTAAAAAAGATATTGATGAAAGATTTAAGACACAAGAAACAGCCAAACAAGAACAAGAGCGTTTAAGACTAGAAAATGAAAAGAAACAAGCCGTAGATTCATTCAAAGGTGAGGTTTCTGAGTTCTTTAAGCAAAATTCTGATAAATATCCTCTAATGAAAGCTCTTCATGGCTCTATTGGTCAGGCAAAATCCCCAGAAGATATTATATTTACAGCTATTGAGGCACACTATGACTCAACTGGAGAATTATTAGATTTTTCAAAGGTTGCTGATACTGCAGAAGAATGGTTTAAAGAGCAATGGCAAGAATTAAATAATAAAGTTGTTCCAAAACTAGTAGAAACACCAAAAGTAGTTGTTGAAGAAGTAAAAGCACAACCTCCGGTAAAAACAGAAGTAGCTCCAGTAATTAAAACTGAAAATGTTTCTCCGGTTACTCCTCCAACATCTGTTAGTGTCAATTCTTTTAAGATAAAAGATCGCGGACCAACAACATTATCAAATAATTTGGCAACACCTAAAACAAAATTGCCATA